TACAACATCGCCCCAAGTACCGCTCAATTCCCCCTGAACGGGAAGAGCCAGTTTAAGGATCGTAGTATATTGCGTTGTCATGTTCTTACCCTCATGCGGCTATGTCTTGCCAGTTTGGATTCTGAGTTGTATTTATATTAACCCAATTTGGGTTTTGTGCATCACTAATATCTTGCCAGTTTGGGTTTTGGCCGGGGACTATTTGGCTCCATATATGGACAGTTCCTATTTCGCCTGTGGCTGCTACACCTGTAACAAATATGTTTACCCCAAGTCCTACAATTACATCGCCAATAGCGCCTGTGGTTTGTACTCCTGTAACCGGTACTCGAATAATCAAGTCTACCGTTACCGTACCAAGAGCTGTATTACCTTGGACTCCAGTAAGGGCTACATTTGCATCGCCCCCTACCGTTACAGACCCTGTTTCTACAGTCCCCGATACACCACTTACAGCAACTATCGCGTCGGCATTTATCGCAACGTTACCTACGGCACCGGTAGCTTCTAATCCTGCTGGGGTTACATTTGCATCCCCTGATACCGCTACCGCTCCTAGAGCTGTGGTTCCAGCTACCCCTGTGACTGCAACAATGGCATCAGCAGCTACGGTTACACTACCTACAGCACCTGTGGCTTCTAGCCCTGCGGGATAAACATTAGCATCACCGCTTATAGATACTGCACCAATATTGCCTGTGCCAGCGACTCCTGTAACGGCTACAACTGCATCCGCAGCTATACTTACACTACCTACAGCCCCAGTCGCTTGAAGGCCATCGACGTTGACGATAATAAGGGGGGTTCCCCAAGAACCTTGCCCCCAACTGGCGCGTCCCCAGCCTTCGTATGTCGTCGAAGATGGCATCCCTTAGTACCTAAGCAATCCTAATAATGGCGTTAGTCGCATCTGCGGTCGGGAAAGTAATCTGGAAATCACCTGCTGTAGACGTTTTATCACCACCAAAATCAAGTACCGCAACCGCAGGGGTAGACCCACCAGCCTGATAAATCAAAGCTCCAGCAGCGGTAATTGTCGCCGTAGTCCACGTAGTCGTAGCAAAACTAAGAAACGCCGTAGTACCCCCAGTAGTAGGGTTGGTAGAGATAGACAGCGTGTTACCACCCGCAGAATACCCTGTGCCCGTGACTTCATCAGAACTACCCGTTAAATCGGTATAGCTAGTCGTAGCAGCATTAAAAGTACCCGACGAACCCGATTTAATTAGCGCGATCTTATAAGACTGCGCCGTGTTACTACTAAAATCCATTTCTCCGTCAAGTAATGCTTGCTTGAACGAAGTACACATTGCCTGTGTAATTGCCATGTTAAACTCCTTAAGTTACTGGAACCCGTAATTGTCCTGAACGAAACGCATCTTCGCGTAGTTTGCCATCCCCAAGATTCTTGAGTAGGCCGAGAGTCTGTAAAAATAACCGCTCGTACAGAGCCACAAGATCAGGTTCACCTTTCATAAACCGTATTGCTTCAACCAACGCACCATTCAACAACGCGCTGTCGAACTCATTACCTAGCCACGTAGTACCTGCGGTCACGATAGACTCGGGGTAATACCCGTAATGTAGCTCTACCGCGTACCCGCTGTTAGGTGTCGGCCCAACAATAAACGCATCATCATTAAAATATGCGTAATGCACAGGCAGTCCGGTAGAAGTAGCGTTAGGGTATGCCTCACGTATAAAGTTAACGTCTTTATTAATGAGGTACGAATAGTTACCACTACCGTCAACTACTGCTAACGAGTACGACCATAAAAAGTCAGACGGTGTATCTAGGTATTTGTTGTCTGTGGTCAGCGAACCAGTAACGTTTTTACGTAACGCAGGTATCTGTACAGTGTTATATATCTTTTGTTCTGACTGTTCAGTGAACAAAGCGAGCTGGTCATCTGTAAAACTTGTTTCACAAATGTCCTGAATGTCTGCTTTAAGCTGCGTGTAATTCATGGTTTAAGCCATCGGCCCTCGACACATAAAACCTTTAGTCGCAGCGCCAGCACCGCGCATTTTAATTCCAGACGTTTTAACGCCTTTCATACTTGGCTTGGGACCGTAAGCCTTAACACCTTTGTCTTTATGTACTTTTACTTCGTCCATACCAAAAACGTTTTTAGGGTTATACATCGTACTACTCCTATGCAGTCGTTACTGTAACTGTACCTACTGACCCAGTAGCTACTAAGTTGTTAGGGGTCAAGCCAAATGGGTCATTCCCACCACCTACAGGGTTCCAACCCCACTGTATATCTCTACTACTATAAACTCCCGACACGCCTAGACTTCTATCTGGTCTAGGATTCCGTATTGCCTGTGGATCATTGACCGGAAACTCACCTAGTTTAAGCTGTGGTTGATCTGGATTCCAACACTCAGGACACGCTTTTATTTGCGTTTCTCTATCCTTAACAACCAAACTTTTTAATTGTTTTAGTTTGAACTGGAACCCACACACATCGCACATGGCGATGGCTTTCTTATCAGAAGCAAACCTCGTGCCCATTGTTAGATCCTACCTACGCGAGGCACAAACCTAATCGGGGCTTTTTCCCTGTCTTCTCCTGCAGCAAGTTCAAATTGTTCTTCGTATGCTGCCTTGAGCATGGGTACTCTATCCATAAACTCAGGGACTTTCATAGCAATATGGTAGGCTAACCCTGCTACTAGACATGGGAAAAACCTAAAATTCATATCAGCCGTCTCGATACCGTTACCTGCGTCTTGCACACGTCGCATACGCCAGTAAATAATCTGGTAGGTTTCAACATTGTCCGGGACGGGCCATACAGTTACCGAGGGGACTTGTTCCCAGTACGCCGGTATAGCGGTACCACCCACAGTATGTGTCGCTGCTGTGGTGCCCTGCTGGCCTCTGAAGCAGTTCTGTAACACGTTACCAGTAATGTAACTGTAGTTAATGATCTCGTTCTCTAACTTAATAAACCCCGCAGGAGGTAGTCCAGCCACCCCACTAAGAGTAATAGTCGTATCAGTACTGGATGCGGTAGCAGCTAACGTAAGACCTGTCGGGTAAGTTTGCCCACTATCCCTGTGCACTACGACTTGTATGGGTCGAGATTGTGTTATTTTGTTTGGTATTGACGAGTACGTACTAATACTAATCCGACTCAGTGTTAGGTCAGATTGTGTGGTTTGGTTGTTTGCACCCGTCCGAATAGAGTGTTCTAGCAAATCAATAGTGTCGTCAGGTAACGCATAAGTAGACTGCCCTTGCACAAGATCCAATGACCCTTGCTCGATAGTCCACATATTAATGCCACGGTTCTGCCATTCAATCGTCATCAGATTCATAGAACGACGTGCAGTCTGGAGATCATACCCAGACCGTAACTCACGCCCAGCGCGTTCCCACGCCTCTTCAGCGATGTCTGTAAACGGCATATTGAATGCTGTTGTGCCTGATGTAGCCATTATCCCCACCCGCTCTTAGCTTTTTGTTTGGCTTTTGCGGAAAGCTGACCGTAGTGATACAATTTTTTAGAGGCGCTAGACATCGTTTTACCCGTCATAAGTTTGCCATCAGGGTGCTTGTGCATACCCCCTTTGTGCTCACGACCGTCTTGGTAATAATGTTTTACGCCTTTAGCCACTTTGTTTCTTCCTACGTAACGATGCTACACGTTTTGGTTTACCTGCTGGTTGCCCCAGTTTCTTTTTCTGAGCAACTCTACTCGTCTTCTCTGCTTTAGTCATCTCTGAAGACGTTTTAGGTGTCTTACTGGATACCCGCTTTGTAGGTCTACAATACGGCGTATCGCGCTTTTCACCCTTCTTCCTACCACAGGCTTTACCGGTACGTACGTCCTTCCAGTCTTCCTTAAACCAACGTTTTAGGGCTGCGCCCTTTGCGGTCTTTCTAACTGCCACTTTTATTACCCCAGTTCTTAGCGCCTTTCTTGCGACACTTCGCAATAGCACCTGAAGCATAGGCGGAAGGGAAGACCTTATAGCGAGACTTAACCTTGCTATAGCACGCGTCTTTAACCGAACCGCCTTTTTTGTAGTAACAGCGCATTAGCTACCTTTCATCGTTACCATTTTAGCAGCACGGGTGCCTTTGGTAGCGCAACCAGAACCACGAACTTTACCGCCAGCCTTGTATGCCCCAATCTTACCACCAACTTTTCTGCCACCGCCGCCTCTACGAGCAGCACTTCGGGCTTGTCGCCTTGCTTGCCGCTGTTGTGCAGGGGTAGGATCGTTGATACGTCGTCGGCCCATACCACCTGTTTCAGCCATTATAGGCGCTGGCGCTGGCTGCAGCATTTCACCAGCGCTAACACCAGCGCGTGGGTTAGCCATACCAACAGGCATACGTCCACCAGCTTGGAACTTCATGGCCTTGTCGCCAGCAAACTTACGCTTGCCCATTGACTCTTCCATACCTTCGCTCTCGTCACGACGAGACTTCATGGATTGTTTTTTCTTGCCGTTCTTAGCGCCCATAGAATCATCTAGACGAGCGTTATAGCCTTGCTTTTTCATATTATCAGCCTCTTCATAGTCTTTGCCTACTGACTGGGGTACCCCAGTTTCTGCAGCAAATTTAGGGTTATTGGCTACTGCAGCCATAAAATCTTGTTGTTTCTTGCTTTTGCTAGGCATTACCATTTCGCCTTATCAGCCCAGTATGCAGCGGAACTCTTGCCTTTAGCAATATTCTTAGCGTGTCTGGACTTAAAGGATTTACGTTTAGCCTTCATAC